CCTGCCCCGGCACCGTCTGCCGAAGTTGAGGCGTTCGCCCCAAAGCGTACACGAGCAAAAGTTGCCGCGCCCGTGGTTGAGGAAGCGCCTATCGAAATTCCCGCGTTCTTGCGCAAGGACCGCGCCCCTGCCCCTGCTCCGGCGCCAACATCAGGATTTGGTATGACTGCGGCTCCTGCCCCTGACAACGCTTTGCAGTCCGCACTTGCCAATGCTTTTAAACTTCCGGTGGGCTGATATGGAGATTGAAAAGTTTTCATTTGCAGGAAGGTTGCGTGAGTGCATGTCGAAAGGTATGCTCTCAATTTCCGACCTTTCAATTTGGCTGGGGCGTTCGCGCCCCGCCGTCAACACTTGGGTTAAGGGGCGCACCCCCTTAACCATTTATGCCCATGAGCTTCAGGATCGTCTACAGAAGCTTGAAAGCCTGATTGAACAGCAGGAAGGTAAACCTCTTGTGCCGCATACGGTGAGCATGAGGACACGGAAAACATATCTTTTGGGGTTACTCGATGCCGCTCTCACCTTCCGCCCAATTCCTGAACCGAATACTTCCAAGCCACGGGTGGCTGTGCGGCTTCATTCTGCCGGAAAAAAAGCACGTTTGGGCAAAGACGCCGGAGGAACTGAGCAATGAACTTCTTCGGCTGGATGCTCAAGGCCGTACGGTCTATCATGCCTGCGCGTCGTACATATCCCCTTCAACGCGCACCAAAGACAACATCCATTCAGTGCAGTCGTTGTGGCTCGATGTGGATGCAGGAGAAGGAAAACAATACGATAACGCCAGTGGGGCCTACACAGCATGTATCGCCTTTTGCGCTGCTGCTGGATTGCCCCAGCCAATATACGTCGGGAGTGGATACGGGCTGCATGTTTACTGGCCGCTCGAAGAAGCTNTAAGTCTGAGGGAGTGGGAAGCGTATGCTAAGGCTCTTAAATCACTTTGTAATGCTCATTCTTTCAGTGCTGATCCTAGTCGTACCAGTGACGGCGCTTCTATTTTGCGCCCTGTGGGAGCTCATAACCGCAAAGACCCGAGCGCTCCGCGAGTGGTGGATTGGGGAGGAGACGTAGAACCTTACCCTATCAGCGCGTTCTCAATGCTGAAAATTGTTGTAAAGGAGAAACCTAATGCGAAGCCTATGTCTGGTCAGCTTGCTGCCCTTGCTCACGTGCACGACAGCATCCCCTCCAATCCACACCAAGTTGCAGACCTATGTGCACAGCTTGGACATTTTCGGGCCACACTTGGCGTCATGCCTGAACCGGAGTGGAAAGCCGGATTGGCCGTTCTCGCGTTTTGTGAAGACGGAGACGATGTCGCTCACGACTGGAGCACCGGAGACGAACGTTACGATCCCGCTGAGACCGACAAAAAACTTACCGCTGCAAAAGCGTTGTCCGGCCCCACCACCTGTGAACACTTTAACGGGTTAAACAATCGTTGCAAATCCTGCCCACTGCGCGGCACAATCACTTCCCCTGTAGAGCTGGGGCGCGGCGCACCAAAGGCTACCCCTGCCCAGATCGAGTTTGCTAAAAGCTTTGCAGAGGAGGAAGCAACCCTGCCCGTAGTGGGTTCGTTCTGCCATATTGGCGGCGCATTGGTATTTAAAAGCGAGAAAGACGGTAAAGACGTTCACCTGCGCATCACGCAATATCCCGTTGTGGTCGAGGCCATAAGCCGTGCAGAATTGAACGCCGAGCAACATTCTATCGTGCTGAAGCACAAGCCCCCGCATGAAGGCTGGCAACATTCTATCGTGCCGCTCAAGACCCTGTTTGGGTCGTCAGGTGTGGCCGAGGTTATGGGCAGGGGCNTAGTCGTACATAACGGCGACCTGTTCAAACAGTATGTGAGAGAGAGCATGGATCAATTAAACGCTCAAGGACGGGCGCAAACTCAGTACGACCAGTTTGGCTGGAAGGACGATGAAACATCGTTCCTGATTGGGCAACGCCTATACACCGCCACGGACGTAAGGGAAGTGCCGGGCGGGCAGGAAGTCCGCCGCCGATCAAAAGGTATGGGTGCGCCCAAAAGGGTGGCTCTATGGCCGCTTGGAAGGACAGCGCGGACATGTTGTTTGCTCCGGGCTTTGAAGCTCAGGGGCTTGCAGTCCTTACATCGTTCTCTGCGCCATTCATGCGCTGGCAGGCTCACGCTGAAGGCGGCGCAATCCTTTCCTTAATCTCCCGCCAAGGCGGTAAAGGCAAGAGCACGGCTCTGGGCGCGGCGGCGTCTGTGTGGGGCAGGTTGGAGGCTATGAAACAGACCAATAGCGACACTCGTGTCGCCCGTGGTATTGTCACTGGTGTTATGGGCAATCTGCCTGTGATCCGCGACGAGTACACCCAGCGTGATCCCGAAGCCCTGCGAGAAGAAATCCAAATATTTACCGAAGGCCGCGACAAACAACGCGGTGCCGCAGACGGCACGCTCATCAACATGGGCGCATCGTGGCAGACGATTATGATTGCGGGCTCCAACACAAGCCTCGTGGACACTCTTCGCGCTGCAAAGAACGGTGAAGCTATGGCTGGCCGCATTGTGGAGTTCATTGTGGACATTCCAAAGAACGCTCAGCACTGGCGCGGCGACGCCCTAAAGGATGCTATGGACGATAACGCGGGCTTTGCGGGCGAGTTGTTTATGCGCTCTGTCCTACAGCCCGCCAACATGACCTATTTAAAGAACTGCCTGCCCCAGATAAGGGAAGACCTTATCAAAAAGCATGGCCTTGCCTCTGACCAGCGCTTCGTTGCCCGTTGGCTTGCTGGCGTGGCCGTTGCTGGTTTGGTAGTACGGCATTTAGGATTGCTCGACATCAGCACTGATCGCATTATTGATTGGGCACAGGAACGATTGTTCAATGAAGACACGGCATCCTTCCGCGGCCGTGCGGATGAGCCCAGCCACATGCTTGCTCGCTTTCTGTCCGATAACCTGCAAAGCACTTTGGTTATGCCCGGCCCATTTGTGCCAAAACAAAAGCAGCTTCCGATTAAACTGCCCACTCGCAGCTTGATTATCCGGCAGGAAGTGTCGTCAGGCAAAATGTTTATCGAGGTTAAAGCCCTGCGGACATGGATGCAAGAGCAAGAGCAAACATGGAAAGACTTAATGGACGACCTGAAGGCAAAGGGTCTGCTTATCAACCCGTCCCGATACATTACCTTATCAGCGGGCACGGACATGGCAACGGGGCAGGTGCCCTGTGTCGAATTAAATTCAGAGCATCCTTTATTGACCGGGGTGTTGGCTGAAGTGAAGAAGGAGCAAGTAGCATGAGCATCGAGAAGATATTAGCAGACCGTGCAAAGACACACGGCGATTTTGCCAAGCACGCGCAATACACTCAGCGCATCAAAAATGTGATGAAGGACACCGTGAATTGGTTGTCTCTTACCAATTCAGATAAAGAAGCTTTGGAAATGATCGCGCACAAGATCGGTCGCATTCTGGCAGGCAACCCGAACGAAGCCGATCACTGGGATGACATCGCCGGGTATGCCAAACTTGTAGGGAACCAGATCAGAGAACGCGCTGCGCCCTCTGCGCGGCCTGTTCCTCGAGTATTATCTTCAGGAGCTGGGGCAGTCGATCTTCCTGCTGCCGTCGGAACTGCTGCTCGTCAACCTTGATCTGACTGTTTAGGATAGCTTGAGAGCCCGCGAGCTGGGCTCTCAACAACGTACCAAACTCTTCGTCGCTTGGATCAAGCTCTATGTCGAGAATGGTTTCGATCTTGCGTAGCGCTTTGCCTGTAAGGCGTGTGAGCATTACGCTGTTGTCGAGTACAACATCCCCTTCGCGAACCCCATCGCTTGTATTTTGGGTAATTGCTTTGACAGGCGATCCCCAATGTCCGTCCGCCACATAGGGGAGTTGGGCACTATCAAGTTGTCCAAGCGACGGTATGCCCTGCGCTTTGCTTCCCTCACCGTCTCCCCCGTCCCCGACATCACCAGCACATAATCCCCCGCCGTCACTGGGATAGGAGAGGTTATGATCGTCTCGCCCACTTCCATTGGCGCCATGCCCATCGCCATCTCGCATGGGTGCAGGTTCTCCCAAATCCCCGGCTTGATCCCGTAGATTGGCGTCCCCACCACTTCCTTCTTCGTCAAGTGCGAGTATGGATAATCCGGCACGGAGAGCACGACGCCGAGGGCTATCGTGTCCAGTGTCGTGTTTCGGGCGTCGCGGCCCTCCGCTAGGTCTCTTAGCCATTCTACACTATCTCCTTCGTGTAGCGCCTGCTGAATGTTGAATGTCGGCCAGCCGGGGCGCATCGTAAACTCTAACGGCCAAGGGGTGCCCTCGTCGTCAATGATGCAGTTCACGTCTATATACCCGACATACCCTACCTTTGCCAACTCATCTTCAAGCGGTGCCAGCACGGTCTCTGCAAGCTTGCTGTTGCGGACATACCGAATGACCGTACCTTGTTCACCGGTGGCAACGCCCTTGTCGTCATTCATCAGCTTCTTGAACTCAAAGTTCTCGCACCAGCCTACATTGAACCCGTGCGGTCCGAACCAGCCGCCCACGGCCATCTCTACGCCACCAATGAAGTCTTGCAGGATAAAGTCTCCTTTGAGCTTCTGGGCTTTCTTCCAGCGCTCCAACATGTAGACCATATCGGCGGGAGACTTGGCGACATAGGACAACGCCTTGTCCGCATCACCTGAAGGCTTCGAGACAAAGCGGCGCTGTTCCTTTTTGACGTAGCGGATAGCGTCATCATAGTTGGAAAAGTTTTTGACTGGCGGCACGGCTATGCCGCACTTCTTGAACATCTTCATGCCTGTGTCACGCTCAAGTTCCCACTTGGCGCTCTCCACTGAGGCGCTGATAACCAATGCGCCTTCCTTCTTGGCCGCATCGAGCGAGTGCAGGTACATGGTGTTGTCTGAGTTAAAAATCACATCCGCCCAGCGCAACCAAGGTTTAAAGTCGTCGATCAGCTCGACAAAGCCCTTACCAATGTACTTGGTTTTTTCCGTCTGACGGATGAAGTGCTTGACCTTATGCCCGTCGCGCTGTGCACGGATCGCAATGTCAAGAGCTGCGCCTTGAGGGTCGATGATAAGAAATTTCATTGCGCCATCCTACGGTAAATATTTTTCTATAAGGCCACGCGGTTTACGTTCACGAGTGATAGCTTCTTTTTGTTTGTACACATTTGCCTTTGCTCGTCCTGCTTTAGCTTTGTCTGTCTTTTCCCGCAAGCCCAAACCCTGTTCAAGCAGCGAACGGCCAAGGTCTTTTTCTGACATGACCCCTTGAGATATAGCTTGATAGGGCTGCACAAGCCCTCCTGCAAGATGTTCTGCAATTTGAGCCGCAACCCGCCCATAACGCCCGGCTTTCCAGTCACCCGGTTCAACAATAGTCTGACCAGTAAAGCTGTTCCGGTTAAACGGAAACATTTCAAGCCCCGTTTTCAAAACAGGCGAAATCGTTATTGCGCCAGCGATAGTTCTTATAAAATCCTTGTCCCCATTATAATAATTAACCAGCCAAGAAGGAAGGTGCCACCCCTTTTCCGAAAGCAGCTCTTCCCCCTTTTGCACTCCATAGTTAAATCCAAATTCAGCTATGGACAATGGCCCCGCAGGAGCAAGTTCAAGACCTTCAATCCCTGTAAGTTTCTGTATCCCCAAACTAATTAGCGGGAACACAAACGACCCTAATACAAGGAGCGCCATAAGCTGCCCGGACGCTTCTAATTTTTCTTTACCAGAACCCCGCACAAGCGCATTTATCATGTGTGCGTATGCTTTCCATTGCCCATAATGATAACGAGAAAATTGTGTTACTGTAGGGTCAGACATCGCCCGCTGAAGCATTCGTGAGTTTAAAACTTTTGTGGGAAGACGGTAGTTTACTATATGCGTTTCTGCATCTGCAATGGCTTCGCGCAAGCCCATACCTTTGCGCTGAAGTTCAAGCACACGCTGCATCATAAACATATCGGACGCCGCCCACAAAGCGTGCGACGATCCTTTATATATTGCTGCGGCCAAATCGCTTGGGCCAACCCCCAACGCCCGCGCAATCGGGTCCCACTTTGCAGGGTTTTTCTTTATGTCTTGCCCGACCCGATCCAGAACTTTCATGTGAAAATCACGGTTGACCGTGCGGTTGAAAAGCAAAGACGAGCCTTCGCGTTGCAGCGCTTGGTACAATGGCCCCTGCGTGACCACTTCTTTTAGAGCTTTAGGCGTGTCGATCAAAAGGCTTCTGATACCCGCTGGGGTTATCCAATCCCACCCACGGGCTTTCCACCAGTCCGTTCCGGTGTTCAGGATGTGCTTTATAGGCGACCAGAAAAGAGACCCAATGGCAAAAGCGTTTACTTTTTGCAAAGTGTTTCCAAGAGCAGGATCGTGCCCCCAAAAATCATCAATCACGTTTGCCCATTCTGGGTGCATATAATAATTTTTGAATGTGGGCATTTTGGGTATGCGCCATCCGGCCGGAATATCTTTGGCGGCGATTGGCCTTGCATACTCTGCAAACTCTGGCAAATCTTTTATACGCTGTAGTTCGTAAAGAGACCGCGCAACTTTTCTGAGCGCTTGAACATTGAGCACGCGGTTAGCGATTGCGCTTTTATAATATTCCCGCCCGGTAGCTTGTTCTAACTCCGAAGTTAATGCCTGCTTAATCGTCCAGCGGTTCCCTTCAATAAGAAAAGTATCGCCCGGCTTTGTAGCGTCGCCAACTTTTTTAAGGGGGGTGTATGTTTCATTCTTGCCCGCCAGCGCAATACCTTTATCGCCAACTGCAACAACTTTGCGTACACCCTTTTCGTTTTCGATAACAAAGAGCACGCGGTTTTTTAAAGACCCCGTAGTTCTAGGCAGCTTGCCGCCCCCTGTAACAGGGCCGTTCTTTGACGCCGGAGAAGTGTATTTGTCTACGCCGGGCGTTTTGCCTTTTTCTAAACGGTGAACATAGTTAGGATTTAATTCGGGAACTTCATCCTCGGTAACACCAAGCGCTTTTATTTCTTCAAATAAATCACGCTCTTCTGTTTTTAGCGGGCCCATAATCCTGTCGTAGGCCGCACGCTCTTCAGGGCTAACCCGGACAGAAGTATCCCCTTCCTCTTGCGCGTATAGCCGTTCGTCAGCTTCACGGGGGATTGCCTTTGATGCTTCCTTTGTGAGGTTCATCAGCTCGCTTTCATCAGCGGCGGCGTTGGTTGTTAGGCGGTTAAAATTGTCCTCTTCTCCCGTAATAAATTTTGATGCTGGTACATCAGGCAAAGGTTCTTTTGGAGCTGCGGCAGCGGACAAAGTATTTGAAGAGCTTGCATAAGCGGGGTTAAAAGCAGCATCATCGCTCCTGCGGATGTTGCGCGGGTCAAACACAAGGTACTGATCGTATTTAGGGTTTCCGCTTATTGATATGTCTTGGATGTCCTTAATGCGAACAGTGTCGGCACCTTTTGATTTTGCGTAAGCAATAACGGATTTCATAGAAGAGTTGTTGTAATAGCTACTGGGAGAAAAGTCTTTCCAGCTAACCTCAATCATCTTACCCGGCTTGATCCACAGCGGCATAACAATACTGCCGTACGCTTTCTCCGGCTTATCTTTGGTCAGAAAGAAAGCCTTTTCCCCTGATTTGGATTTGCCCATGTTAAAGTTTATGATCTTTGAATTTGTAGAGTGATAAAATTGTAAGTCTGATCTAAAGCCCATAGCCTTTGCACGGGCGATACGGGCTTTAAGCGTGCCGGATAAATTACCAAGGAAAGGATTTTTGCCGCCAGCGGTTTTCTTTGCGGCCTCATAATCTTCGGGCTTCATCCCAAAAGTTTCGCCGTAAGTGTTGTTTCCTTTGAGCATGTATTCTTCAAGCTTGCCGCTATCGACAAGCTCTTTATATTTAGCTTCGGACAAACCTTCGGCGGCGGCAAGGCTTGGCGGTTCTACAGCAGGAGAAACAACTTTCTTTTTGCCTTTTGTTTTAGAAGGCATGTTTGCAAACAGATCAGGTTTAGCAGCTTCTACGGGTTTTGCTTTTAAACCGTCCTCAAGAACTTTACGCTCTTTACCGATCAGATCGCGTTTCAAAGCTTCTGCGGCGGGCATGACATGCACAGCCTGAGTTTCCCATCCCATATCTGCGGGGGAACCGCCTACGCGCTCGGCCAGATAAAAACGCGCCCGCGAGTAATCGAGATCATAGTCTCCAACAATTCCGACAAGCTTTACCTTTAGCCCTGTCTCTTCAAAAGTTTCTTTGATAGCCGTAGATTGCAGGTCAAGAGCTTTTTCACGACGACCTTTAGGGAGGCTGTCTTCATGCCCCCCAAACCTATTGGTAGGAGATAACGTCCATACACGCCCGTCTGGTTCACGAATAATAACCCCTGCCCCTGAAGGTAACGTAGGGTGAGGCTGGAACGGCGTGTCTAAGGCGGGGTTTTTACCTTCAACTACGAACCAGCCGTACGTCGTTTTAGGCGCATCTTCCCACGATTTAAATTCAGGCGGCACTTTGCCGCCCGGTACGAACGTTGCCCGCTTGTTTGGGGTTACAGGCTCGGCGGGGTAAGTGGGTTGGGTTGGATTTTTGATTTCAACTTGCTTACCGTTCTCGTCAATCTGAGGGTGGTACACAATCTGAACTTTAGAAGCAGCGGGTTGCGCCATAGCTTTAGCGCGTTCATCAGGAACCTTACCCATAGGCTCGATAGCAATTATGCTGTCAGGCGCTTTGTTTATACCAAACGCCTGTTTCAACTCTGCAACAAACTCGTCCGTAGTCGCCGCTGTACGAAGCTCTGTACCGTCAGGAGCGCGTTCAACAAGCGACATTGGTTGATGACCACGAGCCACGCTTGCTTCTACATCGGCTTTATTATAAGGGCCAAGGCCAAGATGCTTCCCAAAACGGTCGGCTGCAATGTCCTCTTTGAGCTGCTGCACACTTAAAGATTTTGGATCGTAATGGAACGTACCCTTGTTCGGATCGGTATAAACCGCCGCACCTTTCGGCGGTGTAGGGATCGTTTCTTTGGGCATGGTGCTTGGATAGAACACGGCGGGTCGCCGTCCGGCCTCAAACTCCCTGAGCTGCGCTGCAATGGTGGCGGGGCTTTCAGGAATAGGGCGGTCTTTGGCAGACACAGGTGCACGGGCTTCGACAGGCGCCGGAGGTATAGGCTCGTTTTTAATGGACGCGGGCGGCTCTTCCCCGCCGGGCTTACCTTCACCGGGATAACCCTTGAGGTGTTCGGAGCGCAGCTCGCCTGTGAAATTCTCTGGCACTTGCTTGGCTTTGCGGGCGATCTCTGCCCCTTCTGTGCGGTCAACAAAATGCCCGCTGGATGTTACAAAGCCTTCAACACCTGTATGTCCGGGGTTGTTGTCATATACCTGAGCATGGCTATCCCCTGTAGCTACATCGCCTGTGGCTGGGTTAAACACGGCGGCGCTTTTAATTGTCGCATCAGGGGGCACTACATCTGGATTAAATGCGCCGGGCATATCCGCAAAAAGATCGGGGGCTTTGGGTTTTCCTTTTGCCCAATCTTGCACCACTTCTTCAGGCTTTGGTACTTTAAACGTTTCCGCGCCGCGCCCCATCTCCATAGCAAAATAAGGATCAACAACTTCACGCTGGGCTTTTTCCACGTTTTCTTCATACTCGGCGGGAGCGCCTTGGTAAGCTGTCTTTGCGCCGCCTATGCCGCCCGCAACCGCACGGCCAGCAATATTGGGAAGATAATTGAAGATCGCGTTAGCGCCGACTGCTCCTGCTGCTACTGCGCCTTGAGCAACAGCGGCTAAAGGCGCACCAAGGTATTGCCCTACGGCTCCGCCCGGGCCTACAGCATTTACTATGGCTTGTTCGGCGGGGCCGTAATTAAGCTGGCTGATGTCTTTTGCCGCGTTATAGGCTTCAGTGGCCGCGCCAACTTTTGCGGCTTCGTCCGCAAGACGAACCTTACGCGCAATGTTTCCGGCTTCAGTATATAAAGAAGCGGCGCGATCCAAAACGTTTTTATCCGATCCCACGCCCTGCATGTAGGCTGGCCCGCTTGGGCTGGAAGGCGTTCCTGTGGCCCCGCCAATCATCATAGGAGAAATGCCCCCCGCCTTAGCCTGTGGAGCAACGGGCGAAACGGGGGGCGAGGCTGGAGCTTGCGCCCCAGCTTTGGGTTTAACGGGAAAACCCGCAAATAAATCAGGGGCTTTTTTTGTTGGAAAACCCGCAAATAAATCAGGGGCTTTTTTTGTTGGAAAACCCGCAAATAGGTCAATCGTATCGGCCATTATTTAAGCTCCGACGGCAACAACGTAACCCCGTATTTATCTTCTATAAATTTTATAATTGCGTCTGGGTCTGCGCCGTCCGCAATCATTTGTTTGGATTGCCGGATAACTTCTGTTTTGTCTATGCCCGGAGGAAGCCCTTGTGCAGTGGGCGGCTTAGCGAAAGCGTCTTCGTTTCTTGGTTTTTCAGGGATAACTTGTTTGCTCTGTTCCTCTTTGATCTTTTTGGCGGCATCCGTATCTCCGGCCATTGTAGCCCTGCTGGCAGCATCGTACAAACGAAGGTGCTCATCGGTTGCGGCTTTCCACATTTTGTAGGCTTCATTTTTTTCTTGTGTCGTTTTTGCAAAGTCCATTTTCTGACGAAGCATGTCTACACGCTGCGCGGACTGTGCAAGGCGGGCTTGGCTTTCCTGAGCTTTTCGATCTTCCATCTGACGGCGCAAGTCCATATTCTCGCCGCGATATTTATCGGAACTTTCAAGCGACCGCTCGCGTAAATATAAACCTTCTGCACGGAATTGGTTTAAGACTTCTTGCGCGGCGGCTTTGCTTTGCGCGTTTAAGACAAACATACCTTGCTCAACCGCAGCGGCCATGACCCGCGCACCTTCAGGGTTGCTGAAATCAATATCCTTATTTGCTGCGCGAATGGCTGCTATCAGATCGGGAAGAGAATGTACCCCCACATGCTCGGATATATTTGTTGGTTGGCCGCTTTGCATTTTAGCGAGAACAGAAGCTGATTGCGGCGGAGGCGCGGGTTGGTTCCATGCAGGCATTTGTGCTGGTGCGGCAATGCCGCCGCCAAAAGAATAATTCCCCGGCAAAGTACTTGGCGGAGGTGCGGGGGGTAAAGCGGGTGAAGGTGTGTAGCCACTTGTTGCTTCACGAGGAAGGTCATAAGCCATTACGCTTCCGGCTTCTCCCGCACGAGGAGGGTAATACCCTGTTAACGGCCGAGGGTCTGAAGCGTCTGGTGGCATCGGTTGAGCGGGTTGCGCCGCCTGAGCCATCGCCATAGCCGGAGGCATTTCTACGCCGCCTGTAGCTGGGCCAGCGGCAGCGTAGGAATACGGGTTGATAGAAGAAGCACCGCCATCAGCAGGAGCACCGCCGCCAGCAGGAGGAGTTGTACTGGGCGCACCCGTAATGTTTAAGGACGCAAGAGTTTTACCCCATGCAGCGGTAGCATCGTCTTGATTTTTAAGGCGAGCTTGTTCTAAACTTTGTTGTTTCCATTTTTGGCTGAGGTCATATCCAGAGACAAGGCCACTGGCGAGGCCACCAAGACTAAAAGCCATTGTCGTTATCCTTAACCGTTGGAAGCCATATCGGAACTTCCGGTCTTCATAAATGTGGGGGTCTGCGAAGGTGCAGGGGCGGGTTTAGGGGTAAGGTTGCCCACGGACGAAGGTGTAGGCGAATAATTCATTTTCTTCTCCGCCCACGAAAGCATATCGCTTCCTGTTTTCCCCACAAGGAAAGGGTTTGCTTTTATTGCATTCGCGCTAAGATGATCCGACACAAGGTCATTAGGGTTTTTCAAAACCGACGTTGCCCCGCCCGCACCAAAGAAATGGGCAAGATAAGTGGCTCCGGGTGTAGGCTCGACCCCACGTTTGGAAAGATAATTCTGATTATCTTTTGTAAACTTTATGGCCGCTTGCGTGTTGGCTACAGGATCGTATTTGTCCCCTTTACCGTAAGCTTTCCAAGTTTTATCGAGAAATTGAAACAGTCCACCCGCTGAAGATGTTTTAGCTTTTGCGTCAGGTTTAAAATTACTTTCCTGCTTTGCAACGGCGAGCATGTACTTCGGGTCAACGCCCGCTTCCTGCGCGTGCTTCGTAATAAGGTTTTGTATGTCCCCACCGCCGTAGTTGGTTTGAGGAGACGGAGGAGGGGCTGCGCTCATAGGCGGCTCCGGCATATAATGGTTTAGCGCGGGCGGCATAGTCATAGCGGTTTGAGGCGCCAAATAGTTGCCCATAGGCATTGGAGGCGGTGCGCTTGGAGGCGGCGCAAAACTAGGCTGTGACTGAGGAGCTGGGGGCCCCATAGGGTTCATTGCCGCGCTCTGCATTGGTGCGCCGGGCAAAGGTGGAGCTTTGCCTATTCCTGTTGCAGGGTCAAGGCGTGCTTGCATAGCCCGAAGNATNGCCTGCCGACGGTCGTTACCCTGTTGGATCAGGTTCGGGTTTGGAGCAAAAGAACTAGGGTCAAAAGCCAT